CTTTCGCGTATCCCCGCGGGGAACCGGCAGGAACCGGTGGGAACTGGTCGAGGTCTTCCCAGGTTGGAGACGTTGGTGCCGGACGGCGTCGAGTCTCGAGCGAATGAGATTGGGGCACTTGCGAAGTCGGCTCTGGGCGTGGAGCTCATGCCGTGGCAGTTGCGTGCGTTGCACGGAATGACGGCTCTGAAGGCCGACGGCAAGTTCCTGCACCGTTCCGGGCTGGTGTCTACGGCCCGGCAGAACGGCAAGACGACTGCCTTGTCGGCGGCCGTGCTGTGGATGCTGACCACGGAGGCTCAGCGGCGTGGGCCGGTCACTGTGCTGACCACGGCGCACCGGCTGGACGTTGCGGTTGAGCTGTTCCATCGCCTGGCAGAGATCCTCGAGGTGCAGTACGGCGCGGTCGCAAAACGCGCCTACGGCAGGAACGAGGTTCTGATGCCGGACGGCTCAAGGTGGCTGATCAAGGCGGCCACCGGATCGGTCGGTCACGGGTTGAGCTGCGACTTTGTGATTGCCGACGAGATTTGGGACATCCCTGGCGAGGCGATGGATCAGGGACTGGTGCCGACGATGCGTGCCCGCCCCAACCCGCTGCTGATGATGTGGTCCACAGCCGGCACTGAGGGCAGCCACGTCTTCCGCCGGTACCGCGAACAAGGGCTGCGGCAGATCGACCAGGGCGAGACCGGCCGGTTCTACTTTGCGGAATGGTCCCCGCCGCCAGACCTCGACCCGATGACGCCGGCCGCATGGGAGTACGCCAACCCCGCCCTCGGCACCACCCTCGAACTCGAGACTCTCCAGGCAGAAGCCGAGTCCCCGGACCGTGCCAGTTTCATGCGTGCTGCGGTGAACCTTTGGATCGCCTCTGACCGCTCTTGGATACCGCCGGGCACGTGGCCGTCCCTCGAGTATGGCGGCGACCTTCCGCCAGGCGGCGTCGTCGCCGTTGAGTCCTCCATCGACGACTCCGCCTACTTCGGCGTGCGCTGCGTCGCCTTACCGTCCGGTGCCACGGTCGCCACGGTCGCCTTCCACGTCGACACCACCGCGGAGATGGTGGAGGCCGTCGAGGGGCTGGCGGCCGGCACGACGACCAAGTTCGCCGTGTCCCCCAGCATCGACTTGCACTTCCCCCGCTGGCTCGACAACCGGAAGGTCGTCGTCGGCTATGGCGAACTGTTGAAGTGGACGCACCCGATTCGGCAGATGATCCTGGAGGGCCGGCTGCTGCACACCGGCGAGGTCATGCTGGCCGAGCACGTGCAGCGGGCCGTCGCAGTCCGGTCGCAGAACTCGTTCGCCCTGTCCTCCCAGCGGTCGCCGGGACCGATTGAACTTGCCCGGTGCATGGTGTGGGCTGCCGCGCTCGCGTCCCGCTCGACCGTGTCGGGCAAGCCGATGATCGTGGTAGCCGGCGGGTAACCTCCCAGTCGGCACCGGCCGGCGCTCCCTGGAGCTTGCCTTTCGTCGGGATCGGGACAGCTGCCTCCCGCCGGTCGGTGCCACCTAATCCCGCAGTGCTGCGGAATACTGGAGGCATCATGCCGATCTTCAATCGCAAGCCCCAGAAGGCCGCCGCCGCCGGTTCCAACATCGGCTCGAGGTTTATCAACGACTTCCAGACCTACACGCAGTCGGAAGCCCGTGCCAGAGCGATGAGCATCCCCACGGTGGCCCGTGCCCGCGACCTGATCTGCGCGACTATCGGCACGCTCAACCTTGAGGAGTTCCGCTGGATGTGGAACGGCGACGAGATGGAGGAAGTGCCGCAGGCGCCTCGGTCGTGGCTCGCCCGCCTGGACAAGGGCGTCCCAAACTCATTCACGCTTGCGTGGTTGGCCGATGACTTGCTGTTCACGGGTCGGGCCTTCCTCTACGTCACCGAACGGTACGCGGACGGCTTCCCGAAGAACTTCACGCGGCTGCCTTCCTCAATGGTGTCCACCGAGGACCAGCAGCCTCCGGTCTGGTTCGGCCCGTCCAAGAAGATCGAGTTCAACGGCCTGCCCCTCGACCACAAGGACGTGGTGCAGTTTCTCGCACCGACGCAAGGGTTGATCTACACGACTCCGAAGGCGATCGAGACGGCGCTCAAGCTCGAGCAGGCCCGCTACCGCAACGCGCTCACCAGCATCCCGTCGGTGGTCCTCAAGCAGACCGGCGGCGAACCGCTCTCCGGGCAGGAACTCGCCGACCTCGCGGCCGCCTTCGACCGGGCGCGGATGAACAACCAGACCGCGGCCGTCAACGAGTTCATCGACGTCAAGGAGTCGTTCGCCACCCCGGACAAGATGATGCTCAACGAGTCCGTCGAATACACGTCCAAGGATCTTTGCCGGGCGATCGGCGTGCCGGTCTACCTGCTCGGCATCGAGACCGGCTCTTACAGCTACACAAACTCCCAGTCCGCGAGGGAGGATCTGCTCATGTTCGGTATGCGCCCGATTATGACCTGCCTGACCGACACCCTCTCGTCCGACAACGTGCTGCCCCACGGGACCGGCGTCCGGTTCAAGATCGACGACTACCTGGAGGGCATCGGCGACGAGATGCAGAGCCCAGCCGAGGTCGAGCGGAACGGTCGGGAAGACACGCAAGAGTCACTGGCCTGACCTACCCTGAACCCATGCTGAAGTTCAACGCCTTCATCGCCCTCGACGCAGCTGCCGACGACGGCACCCCGAAGCGCACCATCATTGGCGTCGCCGTCCCCTATGGCGTGGCCGCCCAGGTCACCGACGGCACCCTCGTCCGCTTTGAGCAGGGCGCACTGTCCACCGAGGGCAAGGCTCCGAAGCTGTTCCTCTACCACGATGCAACCCAGCCGGTCGGCGTGGTCACCGAGCGGGTCGACACCCCCGAGGGCATGATGTTCGCCGCGAAGATCGCCAAGACCGCCGCCGGCGACGAGGCGCTGCAGCTCGCCACCGAGGGCGTCCTCGACTCGGTGTCGGTCGGCGTCAACCCGACGAAGTTCAAGTACGACGACGAGGGCGTCATGGTCGTCACGGCAGCGGACTGGCTCGAGTTGAGCATGGTGCCGGTGCCCGCGTTCTCCGGGGCGGTCATCACCGACGTCGCCGCCTCGGCGCAGACAATCCCAGCAGAAGAGGAGCCCGTCAGTATCGTGGCGGCAGAAGAGACCACCAAGGAGATCGAAGTGTCCGAGTCCCCCGCAGTCATCGAGGCGTCGCAGGTGGCGCCCGCAGTGTTCGCCCAGCCGAAGTCGCGCAAGCTGCCCTCGGTCGGCGACTACATCCTGAAGCTCAAGGCCGGCGGCCATGAGTGGCAGCAGTTCAACGCGAACATCGCCGAGATCTGCGCCGCCCAGGGCGACGTGTTCGTGTCTGACGCGGCCGGGGTGATCCCGACGCCCATCGTGACCCCTGTCTACGACGACATCAACGCGCTGCGCCCGATCGCGAACGCGCTCGGCGTGAGGGCGATGCCCGAGGCCGGTGCGACGTTCATCCGTCCGTACGTCAAGGTGCACAGCGCCGTCGCCGAGCAGACCACGGAGCTGACGAACCTGACGAACGCCGACTTCGAGGTGGACGACAAGGTCGTGACCAAGAAGACCTTCGGCGGGCGTCTCTATTTGTCCGAGCAGGTAATCGACTGGTCGAGCCCGAGCATGCTCAACCAGGCAATCGTCGATCTCGCCGGGCAGTACGCCCTCGCCACGGAGAAGCACATCGTCGACACGATGGCGGCCGCGGTCACGAACACGCAGGAAGTCGTCATCTCGGACTTCACCGACGAGGTCGAGCTCATCCAGGATCTGTTCCTGGCTGCCGCGTCGATCGCCAGCACCGGCAACTACCTGCCGAACGCCCTCGTCGTCGGCACGACCCGCTGGGCGACCCTCGGCGGGCTCGTCGACGGTCAGGGCCGCCCGGTCTTCCCGCAGGCGTCGCCGATGAACTCGGTCGGACAGTTGTCGGGCGTCACCGGCTGGAACGGCAACCCGCTCGGCCTGCAGCTCGTCGTGTCCAACCAGGTCAGCACCCAGGTTGTCGGCGCTGCCAGCGGCGGCGGCTACACCGCCAAGACGGCCAGCGAGTACTACTGGCTGCTCAACACCCGCGGCGTCGAGGCGTACGAGCTCCAGAAGGGACTCATCCGACTCGAGAACCCGGACCAGCTCGGCGTTCGGATCGCGTTCCGCGGCTACTTCGCGGCGACCGTCTTGGACGTCAACATGATCCGCATCCTCGGCCCGAACGCGACCTTCTAGCCCCGTAGGAGGCCAGCGATGGCCGTCTACACGGTCACACATCGGTACACGGTTGACGGGTACTCCGTCCTGCAGCTGCTCGAGCCGAGCGAGCTGGAGGTCGGGGTGTCCGTCACCGTGGCGGGCGTCCACGCCGGCTACAACGGCTCGCGGACTGTCTACGCACTGCCCCAGTACCTCTACATCGGCGTCGACGACGACGGAGACCTGCAGTACGACACGACCGTCGCCATTCCGAACCAGCTGCTCTTCGCGACGAACCACACGGACGAAGATCGGATGCCGGCCTCTGGCACCGTCACCTATGCGCCGGTCTGCACCTGGGTGTCCGAGGCTGAAGTCACCGCGTACCTCAACATCACGGTTGCGTCGGCCAACGACACCACGCTGATCGGGCAGGCTCGGGCCGCCGCCAACCAGTTCTGCTACCGCCGCAGGCAGGAAGCCGGCTACTTCGACTCGCTGACCACGGTGCCAAGCGCAGACGTCAAGCTCGGCACGCTTGCCTACGCCGCAGCTCTCTACCGGGCACGCGGCTCGTCCGGCGACACCTACGCCACCTTCGACGGCATGGGCACCCCCGCCGTCGTCGCCATGCCCGCGATCGTCAAGCAGCTGCTCGGCATCGACCGGCCCGCGGTCGCCTAATGGCCGGCACCGGCCTCATCAACGAGGCGCTCGACGACCTCGCCACCACCCTTGCAACCATCAGCGGCGTGCCCGCCGTCCGCGACCCGCGGAACATCACCCCGGGCTGCGTCCTCATCGGAGCGCCCTCGTTCACGGCATGGAACTACAACATCGTCGAGCTGACGGTCCCCTGCACGATTATCTCGTCCGGCCCCGGCAACCAGGACGCCCTTGACCAGTTGCTCTCCATCGTGGCGCTGGTCATGGCCAAGAACGTCGCCGTCATTGACGGCCGACCCACCCAGATCACGATTGGCGGCGTCGACGCCCCGGCGTATGAGGTGACCGTCAAGATGCAGGCGCAGACGGCGTAGCAGCACTACCGTAAGATCCACATAGCCCCGCTGGCCCGACACGGCGGTCCCACTCCAGGAGACCCCCCACATGGCCGCAAGCACCAGCACCTACCTCTCGAACCCGGTCGTTACCGTCAACAGCGTCAACCTGACGGATCAGTGCACGGCGGCGACGCTGACCGTCCGCTACGACCAGCTCGAGTCGACCGCGTTCGGCGACGTCGACCGGTACTACGTCAAGGGACTAGGCAACCACGAGCTCACGCTGACGCTCTACATGAGCTACGCCGCCACGGAGACCTACGCGACGCTCTCCACGCTGGTCGGCACCCAGACGACGGTGCGCGTGCAGCCCACGTCCGGTGCGGACTCCGGCACGAACCCCGGCTTCGTGCTCACCAGCGCGTTCCTGGCTGAACTGCCCGTGCTCAACGCCTCAATGGGCGAACTCAGCACGATCGACGTCACCTTCACCGGTGGCGC